TTCAATCTTCGCAACAAGTTCCACATCTTTGATGTTATACTCAATGAATTTCTGATAGTCGAGTTTATACAATTGATGCAAGTTCTCATACTCGGAATAATCTAACTTGCGCTCACCAAGTTCTACACTCGCAATGTGATCAAGTCGGTATGTTTCTTGTTGGGTGTAAGTAAACTTTTTGTAGAGTTCTAAGTAATCAAGACTAGCCAAGCCGTGAAGATCAACGACACCATCATCGTTGACTTCTCTGCACTCTACCATGTTCAAAGGAGATAGTTGCTTTGCGGCTTTCTCACCTAACAATCGATTGATGCGATTGTACAGATAAGGTATATCAAAAAACTTTATGTTCCAACCAGTAACAACATCTGGCTCATGCAGTTTCCAGAAGTTCAGAAATTTCTCAATGAGATTTGTTTCATCGATACAGTTTGTGTATGTACATCTTCACGGGTGTTGTTGAATGCGCCACAACCAAAGACATGAAAATGATTGTCCATCATTACAGTAATTGCCGTGATTGGTTCACTTGCACTTGCTGGTTCTGGGAATCCATTCTCTGATCCAACTTCGATATCTAGATTTGCGACACGAATCAACGATTGATCATAATCTATTTTGCCTGGGTATGTTTCATTGATGCAGACATATGCATAGTTGGTAGAACCATATATCTTAAAGTTTTCTACCGACTCATACTGACGAATGAAGTCACCAGCATCACGCATCGTACCTTGAAGAACTGGAGATACATAAGTTCCTTCAAGTGTACGATACTCTGTTGGTGTCTTTGATGGTAGATAGAGTGTTGGGTTGTACTCTATCTTGTCTGTGAATCTCTTTCCATTCTTGTATCCACGGACATAAACATAGTTACCAATTCGAACAAAGTTTGTATAAAATTTCATATCAAGTAATAATTGAAGATTTCGCTATTGTGATTCCTGAGCCGTAAATCTCATTATACTTGTTTTGTATTTCAATTGCAACCGTTGTTGCATAGAGTACATGAATGTTTTTGATTTCAACCGTTTTCTGTTCCGAGAAGATTAGCATCGGTTGCATTTGAAGAGTTGCTTTGCCAGTCGGCGACATACCAATTCCAAGTTGACATGGATTCTCAATTTCGGTCGTGTCAATAGATTGATATGTGATTTTTCCTACGATCTCTTCACCTGTGATAAGTTTTAAAATTTTAAGATTATCCATAATATTTCCTTTATAATAAAATGGGAGCATTGCGCTCCCATGGTTTAGATTAAGCCTTTCCTTGCAAGTCTGACTTGTCTTCTTTCTAGATCGGCTAGATCAGTAGATTTGGACAAGTAGTAATCATATTTGTTTACGATCTTTTTTGCTTGCGCGGTTCTGATTTCAACAATTAAATTGTATAGTTTATTCAGGAACAATTTAACCTTATTCATGATCTTCAACTAACAATTGTGGTTTGTTCTTTGAAGCATATTCAGATACCGTAGATGGCTCATCACTTACATCGATTTTCTTTGGCTTCTTGTGATCTGGAATGATCTTCTCAAGAGCAATTTTGAGCATTCCGTTCACTAGCGCCGCACCTTTGATTTCAATTTTATCATCAAGTGCGAAAGTGCGGGTAAAGTTGCGAGTCGCAATGCCCTTATAAAGCCAATCAGAAGTATTGTCATCGTATGCATTGCCTCTTACAATAAGTTTGTCATCTGCAAACTCAACTTCAATTTCTGATTTAGAAAAGCCAGCAACGGCAATTTCAATGACATACTTGTTGTCATCTACTTTTTTGATGTTGTAAGGTGGATAGTTTGGGATGTTTTTAGTTAGATCATCGTGAAGTTTTGTAATACGATTGTATGTATCGTCAAAACCTACGAAAAGTTTGTCAAAGTCTTTTCCGAACATAGGTAACAATGTTGTCATAATAGTCTCCTTAAATTAAGCGAGTTAAAAAAAATAAGAATGTCACCCCAGATGGGCATGACATTCTTATTTATAGGAAAAAACTTAGTTTTTCTGCCAAACCATACGGCGTGCAACACGATATGCCGTACGACCTTCAGTATTTTCTGTACGACTGACACGGAAACCTGCTTGACGAAGATCAGTCATTCGGGCACGAAGATTTTTGATGCCGAAAAGTGCTGATGCTTGTGGTGCAGAGATTGTGCGACCTGTACCACGAAGATACTCAACAAGAAGTTGTGTTTGTGTTTTGTTTGATTTTACAAATGCCATAATTTACCTCACTTTAGATTAACAAAAAATTGCTAAGTTTCCTTAGCGCCCACTCTCACTACGAGAATATAGTAACTATAACAGGATTATTCTGCGTAGTCAATATTTTTTTTCTTTCCTATGTTGTATTTTGCCGTTAATTCCCACTCATCTTTTTCTCTATAAGAGATAATCTTAATTTGAGACAAGGGTGCAGAAGGATATTCTGCCTGTTCTGCTCGTACAATCTCTACCAAACCCCATTCTGCTAGTAATTTGGCAATCGTATTCCGTCTTGCTAGATCATTGTCTTCAAAGTCTGTATTTTTTCCGTCTAGTGCAAACAATTCTTTGAAATGAACTATGTAATATTTGCCACGCTTGTGCAGAATGTGACAAGATTGATACAATGTTTTATCTTTTCTTGATGCTACACCGATTCGTGTTAGTGTCTCTTTTACTTTAAGAAAGTCATCTTCATTGTTAAGTTTTACTTCTAGTAGATCATCAATTTCAATTGGCATTCTTTTTCTCCTTTTGTTTTAAACCACCTTTTTCTAATTGTTTTTTCATAATATTGAGTTGGTCAAGAGAAAATAAATGCGATACTTGTCTTGCTTTATCGTGACTATAGCCATAAAACTCTGATATGACTTCTATGTTCTCTTCCAACTCGCTTTTAAACCACTTACTGAATCGTTTTCGTGGTCTAATGCTATTTAGTAAAAAGAGAAATTGTGCTTTCTTATCAAGCATATGTAATCGATTCATCATATTTGAATGAAATACTGTATCTTCAAAGTACGACAAACCTCTGTTTATGACCCAAGGAGAATAGGCTTTTTCGTCTATGTCAAGATTTTCTTTCGTAAAATTGATAGCGTTTAAATAGTCAAATGGTTTCATGATTTACTTGTGGACAAATGTCTTAACATGTCTAGAGTGTATTCATCTGTTATCGTATGAAAGAGTGTAACCCCCGGATCATCAATGCGAACGATATACTTCGGCAAACTTTTTCCGGCAGTCTTTGCAATCCAAGTTGATTTCTTTGGATCTACTGCATAGATGTTGCCGTCGTATTTCGTATTGCTATAATTGCTTAATCTCTTTGATGGAACGCATACAAAGAATACGCAATCTGAATTATAGCATTTCTTGTACTGACTTGCATCAATCGTTAAGGCATTCTCCGTAAACCAAGGCACTACAGTCTTGACCTCGATCTTAAGATTCTCTACAGTAAAATCTTTCTCCGAATCGTATTTATCTTCAGACTTCTTAACAAGAAAACCTTTTAGTTTTAAAGTCTTTTCGACCAAGTCTTCACCGAAAGCACCAAGAAGTTCTATCCTTTGTTTTTCTGTTAGCATTATTTTACCTCGCATGATGACATAACATCAGTAAGGAATGCAACAAAATTAATTTCTTGATCAACAACAAATGCAGACTTGTATTGATACTCACCCAATAAAAGAACCAATTGAGGAACAGAGTTTGACGCAAACGAATCCGCAGAAGTCTCAAAGAATTTTCGAAATAGAATGCTTGGATCATTGTCTAGATTCTCTGCAACCCACTTACGCATTCCAGCAAAGTCTTTTTCTTTGATCTTTTTCAGAAGATCCTTGTATGAATCTTCTGTTATGTTCGCAAGAATACCAGAATCAATCTTACCAGATACAGAGTATCGTTGAAGTTCATTCAATACTCTACGCCAATCAGGAAAGTATTTCATGATCAATTCTGCGACAACTTTCTCTTCAAATTCTATATTTTCTTTTTGTAGAATTTGAATCATCCTCTTCATAAATTGAGAGGCAAGTTTTGGTTTGTCTTTGTTTGTAATCTTGAAATTGATTACAGAGCAACGACTATGCAGAGGATCAATAATACGATTGATGAAATTACAAGTAAGGATAAATCCACAATTAGCACTAAACTCTTCCATAAAATTACGAAGGGCAGGCTGAGTGCTTTGAGCATTAAGGTAATCGGCTTCGTCAAGTATGACATACTTACGACCTCCATCGAATGAAACTGTAGATGCAAAGTTTTTAATTTCATTTCGGAGTGTGTCGATGTTACCATTCATCGAACCATTGATCACTATGTAAGAGCAACCAAGTTCTTCAAGCATTGCTTTCGCAATTGTAGTCTTACCAATACCAGGACCACCAGAGAGAATTAGATTTGGAATATTCTTCTGATTGACAAACTCTTGAAATGTATTTTTTAGTTCAGCAGGAAGAATTGTTTCTTCCACAAGTTTTGGTCGATACTTCTCAACCCACAAAAAGTCTTGTAGCATAATAACTCCATAATGTAAAGATCAATTATAACACACTACTTAGTAGTTGTCACAGTCTCGTAAATTGCTTCAAGTTCTTCTTGTTCTTGTTGCACCTCACTAAAGTTTTGCTTGTGATAAATCTTTGCCACTTTGCGAGTGTACTTCTTAGGTAGTGCAAACTTATCCTGTACATCCGCAAGAATTTCTTTGATCAAATCTCGCTCTGCTTCGATGCGAGTAAGAGAGTTTGAAATTTCTTGAACGGATGCAAGAATCTTTTTACGATCTTCTGGCGAAGATGGAAGGGTCACATTGCTCATATTATTCTCCGTACTTTGAACCTGCTTCAGTTGCAATCCAATACTCTACAGGATCTTTCGTGTTTTTAAAATGGGACAAACCTTTTGCATTGATAGAAACATCATATGTGCCAGGTATCATCTTAAAATTCTCAGTATTGAAAATGAATTTAAACTTCTTATCAGTTGTTCCAACTACGATTGAAGTGGTGTTTGTATCATTGTCTTTGGTATTCATCGATGAGAAACTTACATTCTTTCCATCACCAACTGCTACAATGTTTTCTAGACCAAGAATGCCAGCAAACTTGAGAATAGAGTTTACATTTGATTCGGACAGGGTAAAATTCACTTCGGCATTTTCTACTTTCAAGTCTTTAGAAGGAGCCGCAACAATTAAATTCTCGCTGGACAAACCATAAACAACTTTGATATCACCAGACTTAACTACTGCTTTCTTACTCTCTTCATCTTTAGAGATGACGCTAATGTCTGGACTATCTAATGATGTGATCACACCAAGAAACTGATTCAGATCATAGACGATGATCTCGTCAGTAAATGAATCAGGTACTGTTGCTTTTGCTAATACATTTCTTTGTTTTGATACAGTTCGAATTTCGTTCCCAGGTTTAATTTGAATGCCCTGGTTTATAGTCGAGAAATTCTTCAGAATACTTACCGTCTTTTCGCTCAATTTCATTATATTTTTCCTCATTTAGATCGTGAACATACAACATAATCATAGCATAGTGCAACACTTTAAGCAAGTCTTTGCGATTACGCCCGTCTTTTTTTCCATACCTTTGTGCATACTTCAGAATGTTTCCAATACAGAATCCTTCACCGTGTCCTCCATCGATGATGAATTCTGTTGCTTGAAATTTATCTCTTGAGTAATGCTCACCATATGTTTTATCAATATATACTCTTAGTTCTTCTAAGAGTTGATGCTCATTGTACTTATAGTCAATCATTTTTTGGGAACTCCAACTGCCGCAGTAGGCGTAGCGCCAATTGCTGCCAGTGCTTGCAAT